ATCACAACCATTTAATTTAGTAATGTTTTTATACCAAGTATGCTTAAATTCATTATGTATTTTTTTAGTTTCTACAATTAAATGAAATCCGCCACGAGTAACCAATATTTTACATGCCTCTTGATTAATAAAACTATATATATCATTTAGCACACTCATATCTTTTGTGTCGAAATCAATATCTACAAAATGCTTAGTGCCAATAGATTTTTGTACTTCGCTCATTACCTCAAAATGCGGATTAAAGCCATTGTAATGCATTAAAGATAAGTCTACTAATTTATGTATTGCTTGCTTGTTAGCTTTGATTAAGTCTCTAGGGTTTAAGTTTATATATAAAGCTATAGCCTCCTGCGGTACAATTAAATCACGCCGCATATACGAACCAAGAGGGCATTCTAATTGCTTAATTTTATTAAATATATTCTCTTTTTTGCATGTAAAACGTGCAAGTTGGTATTTATCTGTTTTTACATTGGCAAGTTCGGGAAAGTATTTGCCACGAGCCAATAAAGCTATGTAATATACTTCATGCGGTTTTAATTCGGGTAGCCATTCAATAAATTTAATTAGATTTTGCTCATCTGAAATAATTTTATAATTAATCATATTTTTTTAATCTTTTTTAATAATATCATAAATTGTTATATTATTTATCCTTTCTCCCCTTGGCTTTATCCATCTACGACGTTTTAATTCATTGATACATAAATGTACTGTACTACGTGCAAGATTTAATTTCTCGGATATATCTACGACGCTCATACTGCTATTCTGTTTGAGTAATTCAAACACGTCATTTAAATTTGGTTCTCTACTTCTCATAATGCAATGTCTTTTATTGTTTTAATCCGATTGTACTATAAATAAGACACAAAAGCAAAATAGTTGCAATTCTTATTCATACAGTGTATGATTAAATGATACCCGTTCTTTAAAAGTTAGCTATAAAAATAAAGATTTTTATTAAGACAACCGTACAATAAAATACGCATGTTTTCTTAAGTTTTTTAATCAAATTATGCCGAACTTGTAAATAAAGTTTGCAAGTTCGACAATAAGTAATTAATGATAAACATATTTAATGGTATGTTTATTTTTGATTTACTTAACCAATTAAAAACATGAGGGCAAACCATGGAATTTGATTATAGCGATAGTGAATTTTTATCACGAAAAAAACAAGTAGAGAGCTTATTGAATAATAAGTATCACTGCTCTTTAAAAGATTTACACGTATTTAATAATGATTTACAGGATAAAAGAGATAGCACTCAATTATTCTTTGACATTGGTAAAAATACCGACATTTTTATTGACGTAAGACGTGGCGAAAATTTAGAGGTAGGCGAATTTAGAATTGTAAATCATATTTACGAAAATTTAATATTAAAAAGTTAGGGTTATTATGAATAAAGCTATAAAAATTATAGAAGCAGTTAAATTATTAATTAGTTTAAATATTGGTGGAATTAGCTTAAATGTTCCCTGCACTTATGCTGATTTTATGCGGATTAAAAAGTATTTAATGGATATAAAACAATCCGCTTTAAAATGCGAACATGTGTACATAAAAGATGTTGGTTTTTTAAAAGTTAGTAAGGAATATTAATAATATGCATGAAACATTTAAGGAATATTACTACCGCATAAATAACTGCTGCTTAGAAAGTAAATATATATTTGGCTGTAGCAAGCGAATAGCAGTAAAAGAATTTTTTAAATTAAAAATGTTTCACGTGAAACACTAAAGAGGCAAACATGAATAAAAATACTGATGAAATTATAAAATACGCAGTTTCTAAAAGAGATATATTAACTGTTTTGAAAAACGAAAACTTGGCAAATAGTGGTGCGTTAAATGAATATTATATGCTTTGTGGGCAGATTTCTGCTCTAAATGCATTAATTGATTTTTTTTATAACAAAGATAATATGGAGGCATAAAATGGCTGAAAATACAAACAATACAAATAATACTCAAACTACTTTAACTCACTGGAAAAAATTAACAAACCCCGATTATTTAGGGGCGTATGACTTCCAACCAAACGAGGAAAGAATACTAACTGTTAGAAATGTGAAGTTAGAATTAGTTATGGGTAGCTCGGGCAAAAAAGAAAACTGCACAGTGGTTTATTTTAGGGAAAAAAGCAAACCGATGATACTAAACGCCACTAATGCAAAAATGTTGCAATTCTTGGCTGGTACGGCTTATATAGAGCAATGGGGCGGGGTACAAATTAAATTAATTGTACAAAGAGTAGCGGCCTTCGGCGAAATGGTAGACGCATTAAGAATTAAAAAAGAAAAAATACAGCAGGAAAAACAACAACAAGCTAAGCCTATATTAATTTTAGGTTCTAATAATTTTCAAGCTTGCAAAAATGCTTATATACAAAATCCAGCAAATTTAGACAAAATATTAATTAAATATAATGTAAGCGATGAAGTTTTAGCGGCCATTAAAAATATAGAAACAAACACAAACGAGGCAAACAATGAAGCAGTTTAAAATTAGATGTTCCCAAATTGGTAAAATTATGGGCAATGGCAAAGGCGGAGAATTAAGCCAAACCTGCAAAACTTACCTTCATGAATGGTATGCAGAGGATAACGAGCCTATCCATTCAAAATATTTAGATAAAGGCATATGGGTTGAAAATGACTTAATTGATTTCGCAGTGGAGCAGTTAGGGTATGGTATTGGCAGTAAAAATATGTTTAGTGCTGAAAATGATTATATAACAGGTACTTGCGATGTATTGTTTGATGATTGTGTAATAGATACTAAGGCTTGCTGGGATAGAAAAAGTTTACACGATATAGCAACTTCTAAAATAGATAGTGATTACGAGTGGCAGGTTTTAGGTTATTTAGAAATTTATAACCGCAAAAAAGGTATAGTATTCCATGGTTTGCTAAATACGCCAGCAGAAATAAATTACGGTTTAGAAATGGTATTTGAGGGCGAAGGCGACCAAGATAAAGAGCGTCGCTGGGTTGGTTTTAATGTGCCGTATAATCCTGAAAAAATACAACAAATTTATGCGAAAGTAGATGAATGCAGAAAATATCTAGCCGAATATGATAATCTCATAAAATCAAAATTAGGCAAGGTTTTATAAAATGATTTTAATTCAAGAAAAAACAAAAAATAATGTTTTGCATGAATTAATCTTAGACGCAACTAAAAAGTTGCATACATCAATTTATGTAACAGTATTTCATGTGCCTACACAACAAATACATGAATATAAACCATTTAAAACAATTGAGGAGGCGAAAGCCTTCTTATTAAACTGGGGCGATAAATGAATAATGAAATATTATTTATAGTATTAGACATTTTGTGGAAAATGTTTGTTGGTTTTTGTATTGGTTATACAATTAGAGGTTTATTTTTTTAAGGAGTAAAAATATGTCTGTAAATAAAGTGATTTTAGTCGGTAATTTAGGAGCTGACCCTGATGTAAAGTACACAGCACACGGCGACGCAGTAGTTACGCTATCAATTGCAACATCAGAAACTAGGAAGGATAAACAAAGCGGGGAAAAGAAAACAGCTACAGAATGGCATAGAGTTGTATTTTTTGGTGACCTAGCTGAAATTTGTAATAAATGGCTTAAAAAAGGTTCGCAGATTTATATTGAAGGTAAATTGCGTACAAAAAAATGGCAAGACCAACAGGGCAACGATAGATATACAACTGAAATTTTAGCCGATACTATGCGTATGCTGGGCGGCAATAAAGATAAAAATAATCAAGTTGGCACTAGTTATGATGATGAAAACCATTACAACGATAACCGCCAACAACCAACGCCAAACAATGCATATAAAAATAAGGATAGTTACGAGAAAGCCAAACAAAATGTTGATTATTCTACTAAGCCAATTGTTACTGACGGCAGTTCTGCTTTTGATGACGATGATATTCCATTTTAAAAAAGTTAAATAATAACCAAGCCCATTTTTATGGGCTTTTTTTATAAGACAAACAATCATGCTGAATAAAATAAATATTAAAACTATATATCCGCCTCCCAAAGAATTAAGGCGGGTTATTTATAAAACAAAGCTTAAACATATTAAAAAATAGAGACATACAAATGATAATACTTAGTTTGTTTGACGGCATATCATGTGCTAGGGTTGCTTTAGAGCGTGCAAAAATCCCAATTACCGCATATTATGCAAGCGAGATAGATAAGTACGCTTTGCAGGTATCAGAGAAAAATTACCCTGATATTAAAAGGTTAGGCGATGTTACCAAAATATTAGCAGGCGATATAAATACTTTATTTAAACCTGATTTATTAATCGGCGGTTCGCCTTGTCAAAATTTAAGTGTGGCGGGTAATGGCATGGGACTTTTAGGCGAAAAATCAATACTATTTTATGAATATGTACGTATTTTACTTTTCACTAAACCAAAGTATTTTATTTTGGAAAATGTAGCCTCTATGAAGCCAGCAGATAAAAATAAAATATCGGAAGTACTAGGGATTGAAGCCATAATGTTAGACGCAAGTTTAGTTTCGGCACAGAGCCGTAAAAGGCTGTTCTGGGTTGGTATTTTAGAGGGCGATAAATATATTAAAGCTGATATTTCTATTCCAAAAGATAGAAATATTTATTTAAAAGATATAATCGAAAGCGGGGAGGTTGATAGGTTAAAATCTTATTGCTTAGACGCTTCTTATTATAAAGGAGCTAGCTGGAAACAATATAAAGAAAGGGGGAGCAGGCAGCTTGTAAAATTAGGGCATGTAAATAATTCAGATAGCCAAGGTAACCGTATTTACGATTTTAGCGGTAAAAGTGCAACACTACAATCTGCTTCGGGTGGATTAGGTGCAAAATGCGGATTATACACAGATAGTACAAGCAATGATAATATTATACGCAAACTAACGCCTACAGAATGCGAAACCCTAATGGGATTAGAGAAGGGATATACAAGCGGTATAAGCGATACCCAGCGTTATAAATGCATTGGTAACGCTTTTCATGTAGATATTATAAGTCATATTTTAAAGGAGCTAATTAAATGAAGTTTGACAAAAAAGCAGAAAATGCAATGCGATTATTAAGCCAGTGGTCGATGATTGGATTATGTGCATTCATGCTTATTACAATGGTTTTATTATCGGCATTTGCAATTTTTGCAATATATAAATATATGTTTTTCAATATATAAAATTAATTTATGTATGACAAAAAATACCATACATTAAAAAGGAGCAATAAAATGGGTAGAGAAATAAGACGAGTGCCTGCTAATTGGCAGCACCCGAAATACATTAGAGAGACATATAGCGGTTATATATTATGTTATAAAGCAATGTGCCAATGGTCGTATGATGAAGCTATAGAAAGTTATAAAAATCAAATAGAGGAATTTAAAGAAGCCTACAATTTGTATAAAAATGGTTTTATCATGTTTGAAAATCATTGTGTAACTATAAAGGATTATTGCCAAAAATATATAGATAAATATTTAAAGCCTGCTGATAAAAAATTTAGTGCATACGAGAAGTGCTGGTTAGTTATGGAACATGGGCTTGAAACTGGTACATTAGATATTGAATATATATTTAATATACCAAAATATCCCGACCCGCAACGTTATATGCCAACTGGCGAATGGTATCAATTGTATGAAACTGTAAGCGAAGGCACGCCATTAAGCCCGCCTTTTGAAACTGCCGACCAGCTTATAGATTGGCTTAGTAATAATTTAGATTATAGAGGCACGCAATGGAGCAGGGAGGCGGCTACAAATATTTTAAAAGTCGGGTTTGCGGTTAGCCTGATAGTAAATAATGGCGAAATGTATACGCCTGAACAACAACATTTAATTAAAGAGGCTCAAAATGATTGAAAATATAGCAGTTGGCATTGACTTTGAAACTACGGGATTAGATGAAAATAGCCAAATTATAGAGTATGCTTTAGTTCGCTACTGCACCAAAACAAGCAAGATTATTACTTGCTTATCAAATTTAGTTAATCCTTGTATAGAAATACCACAAGAAGCACAAGAGCTTACAGGCATAACTCAAGACATAGTTGAGAGTTATGCAATTTCTTTAGAAACGGCTACTACTCATATTAGTAGCTTTTTATCAAAAGCGACTTATTTAATAGCTCACAATGCAGAATTTGAACTATCTTATTTAAATAAATTAAATATTGATTTATCACATTTGCAAATTGTAGATACGATGAAAGATATTGATTATCCAAGCAATATGAAACATAGAGACCTAGACCGCCTAGCACTTTATCATAAATGCCCAAATTTTGCAGCACATAGAGCATTGCCTGATACGTTAGCTATGATGAATATTCTAGCTCAATATAATTTTAGTGATGTATTAGCATATAAAGCTATATCAAATATTAAAATAATTTCTTTGGCTGGTTTTGATAAAAAAGACTTAGTTAAAAGCTTAGGGTTTAGCTGGGACGCTACTTTAAAATATTGGTACATGGATTGCAAAGAAAATAAAGCAGAAAATGTATTTGAATTATTATTGACTAATAATATTAAATACCAAATTTATACTAAGGAGTAAAAACATGCATTACGATGATTTAATCGAAAAAGAAGCAAAAATTAATTTAGCAGAACCAGTATTGAATACTAATAATTCATTACGAGACCATTTTGCTGGGCTATCAATGCAAAATATGCTTAAACATGCATTAAGTTTAAGATATACAGTAATAAATACAGAAAGTATTGCCACAGAAGCTTATAAAATGGCTGACGCAATGCTAAAAGCTCGTGAATTAAATAACAAGGAGTAATTCAAGATGAGAAAACAAGTAATTATGTTAGTAATAGCGACCATGCTATCTAATAATGTTTTTGCCGCTTTCGGCGGGGGCGGGCGTAGTGTAAGTGTAGGGCGTAGCGTATCAGTTTCAAGAAGTGCCACGCCTGCACCTTCTAGACCAGTTAGCAATAATTCAAATAATAGTACAGTTAGCGGTGGGCGTAATATAGGCGTACAACGTACAGAAGTTACTAATAACTACAGACAACAACAGCAGGCACAGCAAAGCCAGCCAAATAGCCAAATTATGCCCCAGCAAAGCCAATATACAAGTTCTAGTTATAAACCATATTATGCACAGAATAACAATTATGCGTCTCGTACGGATTATAACGATAGAAAATACAGCACTGGGCAGATAGTAGGCGGGGCGGTTGCTGGTATCGCTGCTGGAGCTTTAGCAGGTTATTTAATACACAAAGCAACCGACGGAAGTACATATTATACACCGCCTAATAATCCAAGTGTTGCATATAATGCGAACGGGCAACAGTTGCAGGCTGTACCACAAGAAGCAAAAGCACAAACCATATCAAATAATACGACGCAAGCACAAGTTAGCCCAGCACCTCAATATATGCATTATCCGCAACCGCAAGGCAACGGCAATACATGGCTATGGTTTTTATGGCTTATATTTATGCTTATTCTTGGTTTTGTATTATTTATTTTTTTAAAGTTAAATAGATTAAAAAACAATATGACAAATAAAATTAATTTCAATCTGCCGACAAAAGATAGTTTAAATAATATTAAATATTCTTTTTTTTCTGATTTACAGAAGGCTTGGAAGCCTAGCTGTGCTAGTGTTGTGAAATATAATACTACTAAACAATTTTATGAACTCATCGAAAAAGATTTATTAAATGAACCCGAAAATAAAGAAATTGTTATACAAAAATATCAAGCAAGATTAGTAAATGCGGATAGCAAAGAGGGAACAATACACTATCAAGCCGTTATATCTGTTAATGGAATTGACGAAAATATAGATGAATTCTGGCATTTTGAATATAAAGACTTTGCTTGGAAGTTAGCAGGTATTGAACAATATAATGAAAATTTAACTATATATTAATTGAATTAAGGAGCTATAAAATGTCGCATTCATATTTAACAGTTGAAAAATTACCTACTAGAAATTTTAAAATAAATGATAGTTTAACTATAGTTGTTGAAGAAATCCACGACGATTATTTTAGAACATCTGTAGAGTTTTATATCGAACATATACAAGGCAGAGCAAAGCATATGATAGGTATGTGGGATAACGCCCGCACAACGTCATTTATCAATCAATTTATTTGTAATAATGATGATGTGGATTTATCAAACGTTAGAGTTGGTAAAAAAATCGGCGAGATAGGCGTAGACGGCGGGCAAGTAATGATAGCCGACCCGTGCTATTTCTCACATGATGAAAACGAACAAGAACATAATATTCAAAATAGAATACAGTTAGAACAAGCAAGAAACGATGCTATTTACCAACCCACATTACAGGTAAATTATCCTACTGGGCATGCAGGTTTAGCGGTTATATCAAGTACAAGTTATGGCGATGGCTCTTATGATTGTGTAGACTTAGTTGATGGCTCAAATAGAAAAATTGGTATAGGCGTAATTTTTGGAGGTTATGAAGAGAATATAAAAAGCCAATTAAATGATAGTGATATTATGCATATCGCAGGAAATTTAGAGCAAATACAAACGCTTTTAAATAATAAAAGCAAGGATTGTGCATTACAAAAATATCATAGCAAAGAGGACTTAATAGAGGATATGAAGCTGGCAACTGTAGTAATTCAAAATTTATTAAAATTCCTTGAAGACCCAAACACTAATTATGAAGTTGAAAACAACAAAGAGGATTTATAAATGAGTGGTTTATATAATATGATTTTTGGCA